GTCCACTAACCCTTAAATAGATTGGAGAAATAATTATGTCTTTATTACACGAGAGATCGTTGGTAGAACTTTTGAATAATGCAGTATTTCTGCGGGGCGAAGATCGCCGTATTGGGATCCAGACATGGATGCGGGATCGTATGGCTCCACGCCGTAGGATGGGGAGAAATTGGGGCTTACCGGGGAATTTCCCTGAGTGGCGGCGTAGGGGCAAGGTCTTAGGCCAGAAGCTAGGGCAAGCCATTCGAGATAATGACATTGATGCGGCCTTAGAGCTTGTAAACGATTCAGTATTCAGACGATTCAGAAATATGGGGGATTTTGCGAATGTTCTGAATGAGGCTTTTAATGATCGTTTCTTTAGCTGTGAAGATTGCGGTGAAATTATGCACTCCGATGGGAGTGACATTAGATGGGCTTATCACGACACGCCAATTTGTCAGTCTTGCATTGATTGTGATTATCAATGGTCTGATCGAAACGATACTTATGTCAGAAATTCAGACTATGAGAATCATGACGATTATTGCGATGATGATAGCGATGATTCGATTATTGGCGAATATCACTCATCCACTCCCAGACATATCCCATCCGAATATGACAAGCGAAAGCCTAAAGTATTGATCGGGTTAGAGCTTGAGGTTGAAATCAATGATAGAAATAATCGAGAGAATAAAGCTCAAGAATTGATCGATGCGATCCAATGTCATACTGACAAAAAAGGGTTAGACCATCGCTATTGTCAATTGGAAAGGGATGGCTCACTCGATTATGGTTTTGAGATCGTGACAGGTTTTACGGGCTTAGATGTTCACAGAAAACAGCTTGAGTTTTTCAAGAATCAATGGTCTGGCGTGAGATCTCATAACACAAGCACCTGCGGCTTGCATGTGCATATCTGTAAAAGTGATATGACCCTATATCATGGCGCAAAACTGATTTTATTTATCAATGATGAGAAAAACCATTCATTGATAAAAGCTCTAGCTCGTAGGACAGAATCAGGTTATGCGAAGATCAAGAATAAAAAAGACAATATCGTCTGGTTGAAAAATGCGAGAGAAACCAGAAACCCATTGAATAATCTCAATGCGGATCGTTATGAGGCATTAAATTTTCAGAATCCGAACACCATTGAATTCAGACTATTTAAGGGAACCTTAAGATACGAAACGATCCAAGCTTGTTTGGAGTTTTCGTTTCTGTCGTGGCACTTTACAAAAGACGCAAGCATAAAAGACCTCACTATTGCGAAATTTCTGGAATTCATCAATAAGCCAGAAAATCGATCAGATTCGATTCATCTTAGGTCTTATCTGGAGCAGAAAGGTTTTAATGTATTCGTTCCCAATAAAAAAACAGCATAACTTTAACTTGGAGATTTAATTATGTGCTTATTAGTAACCCAGAATCAAAACAGCCCGGCTTTATCAGATGATAGATTGGCCGATTTCTATTCTTACAATTCGGATGGCGTTGGAGTAATGTATTCAGAAAAAGGGATGCTAGTCATTGAAAAAGCTCTCCCGAAAAATGCCAATGAATTCATTAGCTTTTATCGTTCCCATATCCAAGGAAAAGACTGTGCATATCATCTTAGGATGAGAACGCACGGCGAGATCGATCTAGGGAATTGTCATCCATACGAGGTCTTAAATCGATCTGAGCATGGCATCAATGTCTGGATGATGCACAATGGGATACTGAATACGGGAAACGCAAAAGACCCGAAAAAATCTGATACTTGGCACTATATAGTTGATTTTTTGCGCCCAATGTTAAAAGATAATCCCGCATTTCTATTTCACCCATCTTTTGCGGAAATCGTTTCTAAGCATGTCGGGAATGGGAATAAATTCGTTCTAATGGATGATTCAGGCAAGACTGTAACAATCAATAAAGCAGAAGGAGTTTATTGGGCGGGTCTGTGGTTATCCAATGAGTATGCTTGGAGTGTTTCGGATACTGTTTCAGATTCTTTTATTGATGATCCAGAGCTAGCCATCGCCCAAGCACAAGAAAAGCCCGTCTTAAAACCATTGAAGCCCGCCAATAATTATTGGGCAGACGGTTATTATTCAGACTATGGTCAGTCTTACTATCAGGGATCTATTAAGACAGCGGACAGCGACTATCTGGTAGAGGCTTATCTGGATGATTTTCTGGATATGGGGTATCGAGATGCAGGGAATATATCTCTACATTCGGTAGATGGTTTTGCTAAGCTCTACGGGATCGGGTCTTTTCTGGATATTGCGGATTTATTAGCTCACCATAATATTCCAGAGAGTGAGTTTATTAAAGCTGTCGAAAATCCAGAAACAGCCCCTAAGTATTTCCCTTTTCTTGAAATCGATAACGAATATGAGGTGTTTTAATGGAAAAAAATAATTTGAGCATTGGCGTATGTCTGGATGATCTTAATTTCCCGCCAGAGTATTTCGAGCTTATCGGTCTGCAAGGTGATTGTGTGATACTCAGATCGTTAGAGGATCCCGATTCTGAACCCCTTATTATCGAATCCAAGGGATTCTGGCAGTTAACCTAAGCTCTCCCTAAGCATTACCAGAAAAGCCCGTTATAGCGGGTTTTTTTGGTACTGTTTTAGTTAGTAAGTACTTACACCCAGAAATGCGGCTAGCTATGTCTTAATTCTGGGCTTTAGACGGGTTTCTAAGGGTTCCCCTAGGGCAGGGTATAGGGAATCTCTAGAAACCCCGTATAGATCGATTTAAGCCCGTTTCTGGGCATTTTACGAAAAGGGGGATCTTATGATCTGGATTTCAGGTATCAAAAAAGCTCGATCAGCTAGAAAAGTGAGTGCTAACTATTCGAAAAACGAAGTGGGCGCTCACTATCAGCGAAGTGGGTACTCACTTACATCAGGAAAACAGGGACAGACCAGCACCAAGCAAGTGTGGTATTTACGCCACAAAAATTAAGGCTAAGTAAGGAGTTTCCCGATTTTTCTCCAAGGTTTTCAATTTTCCAAATTTTGAAATACTATCTCTGAAAAGGATGTGCAAAAAAACATGAATATTATTCTTGACTGGTTTGTAGGGTTATTAGTTGTGACAGTTTTTTTCGTGCTACAATGCTCGTTACAATAACTTGTGCTGGAAAACAAACTGGTTCCTGTGAAAAAAACCAAGGGGGTAAAAATGTCTGCATGGTTGATTGCTGTCATAGGTGTGGTATATTTGGTTGTGTCTGTTGACCTGTTAGTTAAGGGGCAGACTGGGTTAGGAATAGCTTTTGTAGGCTATGCACTAGGAAATGTAGGGCTAACACTGGCAGCACTAAAATGATTAACTTCTTGTTAGTGATGCTATTTGTAATTATCTTCGGGTTTCTTATCTCATATTGGGAGGATTAAATGGTTAGAGTATCAGGTGTGCCTTATGAAGTAGAATTGGTGGATCAGTACATGAACGATGTCTCAGAACTCGAGCGTGAGAACTTTATGCTCAGAGCTAGGATAGAAAGGCTAGAGGACGAGGTAAGAACAACCAACGAGTTACTAATTAAGTTAAACATTGACCTACTCAACGAAACGAATCGGAATGCCTCTAGAAAGCCTTAAAACGCCCTGTATCGGCCTCTGTGAGTTGTCTGAGAAGTGGGGCATATGCCTAGGGTGTGGGAGGCGCATAGAGGAGATTATGGACTGGCTGGGTATGACCGATCAGGAACGAGAAACAATCATCCTAGAAACTAGGGACAGACTAAAGGACTTATATGGCAAAGACTAAGAAGGTAGTGGAAGAGGTGGTGCAGGAGATTGTAGTGGCAGATTGTCAAGAGTTTGTGTCAATTGCTTTTGACAGAAACAACAATTTATATGGTATACCTAAGAACGGTGAGTTGTTTAAATACAACTGGGATAAGCAAAAGTGGGAGGCAGTATGAGGTGTCTTAGTTGCAATGCAGCATTAACTGACTTTGAAGCTACTCGGAAGTACGCCTCAACAGGCGGGTTTGTGGATCTCTGTAACTGGTGTTTTGGTAGTGTTTCAGACCAGATTACTGTCATTGAAAGGTCTGATCTGGCACATGAAGAAGACACAGAAGATGACAAAGATTCTCATTGTGGGTTAGATGTTGACAAAGACTTTTAAGCATGCTATAATTCTATATAGATACTAAACAGTAAGACTAAATAGAAAATTATTATTAATATTTACTTTAATAACTATTTAACTACTTAAAGGACTATTTAATATGAATGATGATGAACAGAGATTTATAGCTGAGATGCAAGAAGAAGCTCACTACTGGTTCACTGTGTCTGCTATGGCTCGGCTGTCCTTGGATCAGGGTGTTGGCAAAGTAATGGCTGATGTGATAAAATTAATGCATAAAGAAAAATCGAAAGGAGTTGATCGTGGCTGAACAGTTAAAGGCACACCAGCCGTGTCCTGATTGTGGCAGTAGTGATGCTTTGACCTATTACTCATGGGGCAGTAGATGTTTTAGTTGTGGTAAGGCAAGGCGTAGTGCTAACGCAGAGGAACCAGTGCAGAAACTAACAAAGGTGAATACTAAAGTGACTAATATCCATGATCTGTCATACGAACAGGTGATAGACCGTAACCTGACTAGGGCTACCTGTCAGACCTAC